ACGCTTATTCCGGACCCACTCGCAGTAAAAAATACTCTGCGTATCGGCATTGGTCAGGGTGAAAAAATTAGGTTTGGCTGAGCCGAAAGGGCCATCATCTCGGCATCCGAAGGCGAATAGGGCAATGCAAAGGCAAACGACGCCCACCCATTCAAAGCGCTGTAATAACTGCTCCCATTGATTACGTAATTTCCGATCAATAACATATCCGGTGGATAGGCGGGAAGCAGGACAGTTGAATCGGTCGCCACTGGCGATCCATTAACCGATAGAGATCGCCCTTTTCCTGCTGCTTTGAACCTGGCCACTACTCTCATAATTCCAGATGGCTGCGTAACCGATGCAGATGTCCAGCCGGTATTATTCGCAAACGAAGTCGCGGTGGCCCCGGTTGTTGAGATTGGAACGTAATGCCCATCGGAATGCGTTGATGCAAATAATCCGCACAATGTACCGGAGCCGCTTATAACACCGGAATTCTGCCCAACCGCGATGATCATGACATCCTGCGTGGCGGGATTATACCCAGACACCGGTATAGATATTCCGGCGACATTATTTGATGAAGTCGGATTCCCTACCACCCCGAATCCCGCCGGGGTTGCGCTTTTACCCCAATAGCCAATAAAAGTGGGTTGGGCCGTAAAATCGTCCCCATAGAACCCGGCAAACGGAATCCCATATCGTTGGTTGATCGGCACTCCACATGGAGGCTGGCAACTCCAGGGTACTTTACGCGAGAGCATTAGTTTCCTACTACGTTTGTAATCTCACTTAGATATGCCTCACAGGTCACGGCCTGGCCAGTATTACCGGTTACCTGGACTTCAATATGCATGATGGCCTGGTCGATTGGGATCGAAAATTCGGATATGGCATTGGCTACGGTTCCAGCGCCCAATGGCCCTATATGGGTTTTCCAATCCGTACCGGCCACGGCGGCGGGTGGCGTCGCCCCGGCGTTGTGCGCAATCAGGACAGTCGCTGTAGCCTGTGCCGTTGGGCCAGTCGCCCCATTGGTGATTTTGATGGTCAACTGGCCGCCATTGGCTACCCGTTGATCAAGTGTTCCGAACGTGGTAGAGCCTGCGGCATTGCTGGTGCCAGTGGCAATCAGGGTCCGTGGCGTTTTTGTGGAGGTGAATGTAGTTGTCATACCTGCCAGACTCCATCCGTTGACCAGCATAGCGCGTTGATCTGATCGATACTTACCGTGGCCGGTTTGATAGCCAGTCCCAAAAGCGCATCACGTTCTGGCACGGTAAACAGGCTCGGAGTCATCGAAGCGATCCATCCTCGTAATGCCATCTCGCCAAAATTGATCCCGGTCGGATCATTGTATAGCCGATTGGTGATGGCCTTGACCGAGCGCGAGGCAGTTGCGGCCTGATCGAGTTTGGTCAATATCGAGTCCGACAGAGCCGTCGATCCGGTCAATGCTACCAAATCGGCCACCAGCCCTCGATCCGTAAGCCAGTAGTCGGAAACAGCGGTCCTACCCACGTTTAGTGCGGCAGCTATCTGTGCGGTATCTTCGGCCGCCAGCGTCGCCGCAGGCAATGCCCTTATCTCATCAATCAGCATTTCTATCCTCGGGTTTAGATTTCTCGCGCCAAGCCAGATACTCGGGTATCAAAATCAGCACGATATAGGCCACGATGGCCACAGACCAGCTTAGCCATACCAAGAGCGCACCGGCGAGGACGAGGGTTATCAGCCCCCACTCGCGCCTGTACCTGTCTAGCTGATGGCGCTGCATTACGCACCAGATGCTGTCACCGTCAAGCTGGTAAAGGTGCAGGCCTGGCCGGAATTGATCGCCGTATTGGTGAAGATCATGTCAGCACCAGAAGTTCCGCAGGTTCCCTGCACTACAGCCGTACCGGATGACGTATTGATCCGGAAATATCCTGCTGTGCCTGTCGCAGAGGCGTTTGCTCCAGAAACAGAAGATGCGGTGAGAACTCCGCTGGATACCGTGCCGAACTGTGCAGCATTCCCAGCGAACTGAACCAGCAGAGTCCCTGTCGCAGCTGCAGCGACGTTGGCCGGAGCCGCCCCGCTATAGATGATGATCTGTGCGCTCGTCCCGATGTCGGTGTTGAGTTGCGCCATCGCATTGGTGCGATGTGTCGTTGAATACTGGATGGCCATTATTGTACTCCTATGATTTTCCCATCAGGACCGCGCAGGATTGGCCGGCCATTGATTGATTTGGCTTTACCGTCCGAGCCGCGCTCGATGACTTTTGGTTGGGTTGTGATTTCCAGCAACTGCTCCAGTTTTTCCAATACCGCAGGCATGGCGCTATCGCTCTCGTATGGACCCGGCGTCGATTCCCCTTCTGCTCCGACTGGATTGGCCTTCGCTGATGCGCCAATCTGTGCAACGGTGATGCGAGTTGTGGCATCAAGTTCGGATTTCCATCGGTCGAACTCTTGTTGCTGTATAGCCAGTTGCTGCTGCATCTGCATTTCCATCTGCTTCATGGTCGCGTCGTGCTGGCGCTTCAGCTCTTCCTGCTGCGCTTCGACCTGCATCTGCTGCTGCTTGATCTGGGTATCGGCCTGTATGCGTGATTGCTCGATCTGCGTTTCTGCTTGGGCCTTAAACTGCTCTACCTGTTGCTCGTGCTGTATCTGGGCTTGCTGCTGTTGTTGCGCGACTTGAGCCTTTACCATCTCCGGATTCGGAGGTTGTTGCTGGGGCAGAGATTTCACCTGTTCGGCGGCTTCGTCGATCACGCCTTCCATTGTCTTACCGACCTTGAAGCCTGCCACTCCGAATTTCAGCAGTTCAATCGCTATCGGAACGATCTGCGGAGCTTGGGACGCGCCCTGGACGATCTTCTCGATAAATGCGGAGGTCGCGCTTAGAAAATCCATCCGATCCTGCTTTTCCTGCTGCTCGTCAGCAAATACCAACGAGTCAGCGGCAACGTCCACGCGAAAATTCCTGGACACATCGTTGCGCAGTAGCTGCATCGCCATCGGCAGCATTTGCTGATCTACAGGAGAAAGTTGATCGGCCCCGGCCATCCTGAGAATGGTCAGGTCATCGAAGTGCTTGCAGATGATTTGAGCCTTCAAGCGAAGAAGGCTCGTTGCGTACTGGCTCACCTCGTCCTGGTATACCTTGAGCCTGAGTGTCGCGTAGCTGTTTTTTATGTTCTGCGCGGTCGCCGTCTCGCTGGCCTGCGTCTCGCCCCGCAGAATGTCGCTGATGCCGGTGATCTCGTAAATCTGGCTCTTGATCTGCCCAAATGCCGTATAGGCATCGTTAAGGGCCTGGGCAATTGGCGCAATTTCAACCAGCTGGATCGACCCAGATAGTCCATTCTTCTCTGCGAATGCACCCCAGTTCTTGACGGGCAACAGTTCTGTATTTCCGCCTTCCTTGAACAGCCTGGAAAGCTCCGGAATGGACGAATCATAGACGCCGAATATTTTTAGCGCCTTAATCAGTCCATCAATCCGGTCAGATAGGATGTCTAATTGCGCGGCCTGGTCCTGGTACAAAGTAAAGTCCGGAACCGGAACCAGCGAATCATTGGTTAGAGTGGCGTAAAGTGGGCGCGGGCATGGGAAAAAACCTTCTAATTCGAGCGGGTCGTCCTTCTCATCGACAAACTTCCCGAGCGATTTTGAGAGCCAGAACACGCGACCAGCTTCTTTGTCCCATATCTCTATAATCAGGGCGCGTTTGTCCACCCCATCCGGATCGGTGTTCTTGGTGTCGGTTGGAGAAGCATCTAATGGGATACGATCAGCATCGTCCCCGAATCGCTCCTGTAATGCCTGGCGCGTCAAATAGACTTTTCGCCAGACAATCGAGACTTCTTCCCACGTCCGCGCTACAGAATGGCCAAAATCTTTCCAGTGTACGTAATCGGTCGGAGCGGCTTCAAAATCTAGTTTCTCAGAGACAGGATTCTCTGCCTCGACATCTTCCGTGATCTCGGTTTCAATGTCAGATTGGATGAAGGTTGGCTCATAACGTACCCACGCAATCCCCCTCCCACCCAGAAAGCGGTCATAGACCGACTGGCGGAGGGTCTGCTTGTAGTCCGAGTAGTGCTCAATTTCAAACTCCAGCGCCCGCTCAAGAATCAGGCACGCGACCCTCCCGACTGGGTCGTTGTCTCGATGCAATCTCGAAACATCGGGCTGAGGAATCCTTGAGAAGGTAGATGCCTTGAGGGTCTGGACATTGGACCACAAGACGTTAAATCGTGAGCCGTCAGAATCACGAATATTCCTGGACTCGTCCTTGTAACGGTCTACGATCTTTTTGACGCGCCCCTCCCATTTTCTGAACTCGCGCTCGTATTGGGAGATGTGGTTGAGGTAATACTCAACCGACTGAGGCATTACAACGTCGGTCATCAGGCCGGAATGAACCGCATAATGTTCGCGGTCGCATTGAGATTGTGGTAGCCGTAGCCGTTTTGGTTGATGCCTGGCATATCAAATCCTTGTGTTCGTTATCCGCCGCTCGGAGGCGTACAGTTCATCCAGTGTGACTGTGTTTGCACCGACGACGATGCCGCGTATTGGGTCGTCTGGCGCTTTAGGCTTTTGTTCTTCTCGCCACGCTACAGCTAGATACCTAAAGGCATCTGAGGCGTGAGAGGTCCAATCGTGTCGGGGCTTATCTTTGAACGACTTTTTGTCCTCATCCCATTCCCGCTGGTATTGCTTGATGGCCTCTATGCCGTCCCTGCAATTGGCAGAGTCAATCCAGATACGAGGAAACGCCGCACGGGCCGCTTGTATTCCGTCCAGCATGTCGAGATGCGGCGTGATCGACAGGTGCTTATGGCCCAGGAAGTTCGAGAGTTGTTCAATGATCGACTTGCCACCGGAGGCGAGGGTCTTGGCTCTCGCGTCATGCGGCAGGTAGTGCGTGCCGTATTTGTATGGCTTTCCGGCTACCACATTCCCATAGTGCTCTATGTCTCGGCCCGATGCTGCGTAATAGTCGATTATGTGTATTTCCCCACCGATTACCTGGTAGAACCATATTGCAGTATCGTCAGAGTATCCCAAGTCCCACGCGGTATGAACTGGGAACGGCTTTTGCCATTCAACCTTTGTAATCCTACCAGCGACTTCGGCCTGGTATATTTCACGACCCCAGACCGCGCCAGGAATGGCTGCGTCGAAATCGCACTCCATTTCCTGCCGCCAAGCGTCATCATCTAGCTCAGCTTTAAGTGCGTCATATTCGGACCGAGGGAGTATCCCGCTGGCCGATGCCGTGATCTTGAGGGCAAGCCATTCGGGATCATTCTCAGCGCGGCTGTATGTTTCCCAGAAAAGGTTTCTTCCTTTGGGTGTGCCGATGATGATCGCCTTACCCTGCCGATCCGCCAACGCGGGCCTTATAACGTAGCTCCAGACGCTCGGTCGCCAGTCTCCATATTCATCGGCGATCAAGAAGTCAAAGAACAGACCACGCAGCGCATCGGCATTATCCGCTCCATAAAGCTGTATTCTCGCCCCATTCGGGTAATCAATCCGAAGTTCAGATTCGTTCATCGATACATCCGGCACAACAGCCGAATATCGCTTGAGATAATCCCATGCGACACTTTTGGCCTGGCGATAAAACGGAGCCAGATATGCGCCACGGAAATCTGTCTTAGTGGTCGTTAATGCTTCGCGGAGCAGGTGATTTATACACGCAACAGTCTTGCCTGCCCGGCGGTGGGCGACGATACAGGCCCATCGTTTTTGTGTGTTGTGTAGCGGCTTAAAGGCATCTCTCGGCTTATACGGAATTTGTATCAGCTTTGCCATGAGAACACATGGACCAATGGCAGGTCCTCGTTACCGCTTACTTCAATGGCCTTTAGATCGGGTACTTCCTTGCCAATAACGATTCTCGCCGCGTTGACTTGGGCTTGGGTCATTTCGATTTCACCGTTTGCAAATTGATTCAAACGGTTAAGAAGCTGACTAGCCCTTATCAGGCGTTTTGTTTTGTCGTCGTGATTGATCTTGTTTTTTCGTGCTGCCATTTTTAATTGCGGAGTGGTCCGCACCTAAAATGATGATGATTCAGGCAATACCAAAGAAGGCTTTGATCTTTGCCCAGGTTTCGGACTCAAGGTTATGCACTTCTACGGGAATGTTGGCGATTTCGGTTTCGATCTTGGCAACTTCGGCGCGTGCATCGGTCAGCTTCTGGTTCAGAGCATCGATTACGGTCATGTTCAACCTCATATGGCGGGATGTATTTTTGGAGCCGGTGATGACTGCCACGGTAGCCGAAACAATATCAAAATTAGGGATAAGTGTCGGATGCTATTTTGTAGGGTATTTTCCTACGCTTCAAGGTTTTCTAATTCTCGGTTTATTTCTTTATGCGAAGAACCGACCGTAGGCCAGCCCCTTAGCGCGATGATTTAGCCTCCGCTGTCCGAAAGTCGGCTAAACCGCAGAGAGAAGAACAGCGGAGGACAACAAAATTAAACCGTGTGCGTGCCCTCGACGCCTCGCCGAATGCGCTCGATGGTGCGCTGCTGCAACCAGTGCTGTGCTTCTTCCAGGTGGGTCAGCGCGCAGGCGTTCGCTTTGCAGGAATACGGGCCTGCCTGAAACCCTCGCAAGCGGTCGCACAGAACAGCAAGCAGCGCCTCATGGGTAATGCCATTCACGCCATTACCATCAGCGCTGATCGGCCCATTTTGAAAACGCAGGCGGGTCGGCACTGCTTCGCCGCCTTCAATGTCATAGGCGTGGTTTGCACCACCGTGCCCTGGTTCGTCCACCACGGTTATGGTCAGCGTGTCGTTGCCGGGGTTGATCTTGTGTTCGTTCAGTTCGCGCATTGGTATTTCCTTTTCAGTGGTGCCGCGCTTCCACGGGCGGCGGCTAACCCGTCATTCCAGCGGCCTGATTTGCAGCCGGTGAATTCAAGCGTTAGAGGGCCAATCCTTTGCCGGCTCTGCCAGAAATCCACCCGGTGCATAGAGCTCTTCAAACTCGCTATCCCACTCCACGAAAGATCGTGTTCCGTCGTGCATTGCCCAGTGTCTGCCGCATCGAGTACAACCAACCTTTCGCGCTCCTTGGTTCAGCTCCCGCTCGACAACGTAGCGGTGTCCTAGTACCGCGCAAAACAATCTCTCCAGCATCATTCTCCCCCTATAACTTGGCCACCAACTCGGACTCCTTCGGCACCGGTTAAGGTGGCGTTATCGATCATTACTCAATCTGAGCTGCATCCTGACCAGCCCGATGCACTTTGAAGCGGCACAATGGGCGCGATCATAAAATGTATCTCGCCCAATTCCCATATCTGCGGCAATAGCCTTGATTGGTTTAATCTTAATCCCACAGTAGACGACAACGAACGGAACAAACTCTCCAACATCGAGACTCGCCACGGCAAGATTAAATGCATTTAGTTCTGAGGACATAGGGCCATCGGGTTCTCTTCCTGTCTTGCTTGGCATGAATTGAGCCAGAATATTTCGCTGTAAGGGTGGGCCAAGAAACCTCCGACTATCGAGCCATTGAACCCAGTCCTGTGCCATCTGATAAGCGGCCTCGTTACGATGCGCCATGAGTTCCACTTTCAGTCGGATTGAAATAGCTTTTGCATCTTCGGTCATGTGCCTTGTTGTCTTTTAGGCAGCATTGCAATCCCCAGAGTCGGGCGAGGTTTATGCATCCTTTACAAGTGCGGCTTTCTTCCATCTCAATAATTTTGGCTGGATCGCCGTATCTGTATGCACGTTCTGTCATCTCGCCATCTCCGTCATATTCGCAATCCTATCCCGCCGCTCAATCCGCTTTGCCATGCACCGCCCGCACAGCCATCGCTGGCGGATTGGACCTCCACATGGGATGTGCTTTCCTCCGTCTATAGGCTGCGTTGTCTGGCAGTTCTGGCAGTATCTGGTTGAGGGCGGATTGCATAGGTTGATGGTCATTTAATCTCCTTGAGTCGGGTTCCGTAGTATTCGATGGCTTCTTCGACGAGTTCGCGTTTCTGAGTTGGAGATAACGTCTTCCGAGCCTCTGACTTCAGCTCGTCGATCTTCTCGTGCCCGTAGAAGTCGATCATGAATCGGGTGTAGTCGATCAAATGGCCTTCATCGAACCGATTGCAGGATTGGCACTCAGGATGGACGTTTTCTTCCACGTAGCGAACAGCAGCGCCTCGAGACTTAGGCACGAAATGGCCACAGTCTGAGTCTTTCCAGTGTATAAGTTTTCCGCATGAAACGCATTTCACCATCCCGTTAGATGCGTACTTTTGACGGATATAGAGGCTCATTAGCTTGTCTGCCTTGTCCTGCAAGGTGGAGAGCTTTGGCCGGCGTGGTTTCGTGATTTTCTTGGGAATCATCGTTGCGCCCAATCTGCGTATTCATCCGGCACCGGATCGGTAAGTTGAATCCCGTTATCAATCGCCCACGCAATCACGTATTCCATCAGGCTCGATAGATTCCTAACACTCATAGTCGCCGTGCTCTCACGGATATTTATAAATTCGCCCTCAAGGCCGGGAACGATCTCCGGCTTTTCTCCGGTTGCAATCTGCCATCCAGAAACAAATAAACCCTTCCAGAACTCAACCGATCGCTTCTTCCCCATGTACTGAGCCTGTCGGCTTATATCAGTCAGGATGGCGTGGAATTTCGCGTTTTGCGACAGTTTGCGGGTCGGCTCTTTGATCTCCACCACGTAACCATCAGGCGCGTCCTGCACGGCCTGTATCGCCCCCATACGGGCCGGTTTGTGGGAGAGGATATATTGCTTCCTCATTTACGCCCCCATTCCGTCAGCATGGCAATTTTCAACTCCTCCGCCCGTTTCAGAACCATCGGCTTCTTGAGATATTCCGTCCTGAATGCCTTGGGCTGCTTCAGAAGCCATCTCGCCTCGCAGGTAAGCGCGTGAGACCGCGAGAAAGTGCAGCCTGGCTTCTCGCAGGGTCGCTGATTGCACATTCACTTCCGCCTACTTTTATGTAGCTTTTCGACAGCCTTCAATGCCTGTTCCCGTGCCGACAGTTTCGGCAGATGATGTGATGCCATGCGCTCGGCATCGGGCCGGGATAGTCCACCGTCATACTCGATTATGGCGGCGCGTTCCTCGTAGGCTTCCTTGGCGTCGGTCATTTTCGGCCTCGGTATGATTCCCAATCTAATGATTCCCACAGTCCACAATCCCGCAGTCGGTCGAATGCACGATGGCCTAGATATTCGGCCAGCCCTTTCCGATCCTGGTTGGTCAGAATGATGATCGGCAGCATATCCCGATAACGCTGGTCAATCACGTCGGTCAAGATTACCTGCTCGCCCTCGCTTCCGTACTGCATACCGACTTCATCCAGGATCAGAAGATCGACTCCGCATAGGGTGTCGAGCACTTGCGATTCAGTTCGCTCGCTATCCCTGCGCCAGGTCGCCCGGATCATGCGGATCAAGTCCATCGAAGTCAAGTACATGGCCGTATGGCCAGCTTCCATGATGTGCTGAGCAATGGAACAGGCCAAATGGGACTTTCCGGTACCCGGGGCTCCAGAGAAAACAATCCCGCCGCCGTCATTCAGACGAGCCTTGAAATCGTTGGCCCAGGCCATTGAGTGCGACTTGGCTCTGGCCTTTCCAGCCGAGTCGGCTTCGTAAGTGTCAAAGGTCTTTCCCCGGAATCGAGATGGAATCCCGGCCCTGCGCAATGCTCGCTCTAACCGATCCTGGCGCTCCTCCTCGTCTCTCTGCCTGCGTTCCTCGTCCTCTGCCTTCTGGCGATTTTCTACGCACTGCGGGCATCCAGAACGACGCCCGAGCACCTTTCCGGAAATGACGATCTGGTGAGCGATGTATGGCCCATGCTCGGCGCATTCGGCCTGCTCGTCGGTAATGCTCGTTTTAGGGCTAGAAAGTTCCATCTGGATTTATCCCTTCTCGGTAGTTTTTCGTGGAAAAGTCGCCATGCCTGGACGGCGCAGCCTGTTGTCGCTGTATTGAATTGTTCATCCAGTCGGCCTTAAAGCCGCCCCAGCCACGAAGGCAGCATTCGGCAATAGCACCGGAGAGCGGGATTGGGACCTTCGCCGCTTCGGACTCGATTCCTTCCAGGGAGGTCAGGGTTACAGGGAGTTTCTTGGCCT